TTAATTACATTCGAAGTATCTTGCGAGCGAAGACCGAAGCGTTCCAAGTACGCTGTAAAAGCAGTACCGTCAAACGTAAGACTTTTATCGGCTTCGTAGAACTTCGTATCGGAAGTTCCACACATAAGCAGAGAGTCAACCGCAGGGTTATAGGGCTGCGTTGCCCAAACGGCAGTAGAGCCAGCCCAAGTAGAGGACGAAGCTGCCCAAGTGTTAGTCAGCGCCGGGTTTACGACACCTTTGGCAATAAAGTTTACGCTCGGAAGATCTCGGATAGTCCAAGTGTTTTCAGAATAGTTCCAAATGACTGCACGGTTTGGGAACCCGCTGGGAGCGTTGGTGCGTGGGTAACAAATCCAGACTTCGCTACGAATCTTATTATGAGCCAAAAACGTCTTTTCGTAGTACGTCGAGTCAATGTCGCCGAACAAGAACAATTTCATTGTGTCGTCGATCACTGACTTAATGGTATTACCATTGTGGATCAGAACGTCGTTCGTAGACATAAGAACGTGTCTACCGTCTCCGAGGTCCACCACGGCTTGCTGCGAGAACAAGCCAGTACTTTTGAACTTCTCAATTACGTCAAAGGTGAACGAGCCACCCGTATAAGAAAGTGCATGAATACTATCTTCCTTATAAACAATAAGCTCATTGCCCAAAGGAATAGCAGTCAATATATGACCAGGGGTAGCGCCAATGCTTACCTGACCCGCTTCCGAAGCTGTGCTTGCAGTATCCCAGGTATCGGTGCCGTTATCCACAGCACCCTCTGGAATAGCATCACTCCAGCGTAGACTGAACGGATACGCGGTGCTTGAATCGGTCAGATTGAGAGCAACAAGATGGTTCTTAAAGGGCACAATCGCTTTACAACGAAGTGTACTAGGCCACTGCGGCAAGTCGGTAAAGCGAGTACCGGACTGCGTATAGCTCTGCGGAACATCAAGGCCGTTCGTTACAACGAGACAGCCTCCAAGAATACCGCCGTTCCAGTTATTGGTCGTACCAGAAAGCGTCGTATATGAACCACCGACAGAGCGCGTAACGGTACTGTGAGTAGTACCGTCAATTTGGTACAACTGTGTCAGTCCACCGTAAATCCACAGATCAGTGTTGACCCGTCTCCAGCTAATGGCCCAATAGGGCGCAGCACTAGGCGTTCCGAGGACCTGAATATGGCCTAGAATGCCGCCAGCTTTGCGGTTATTAAAACGAATATTGTTACCGTCGCTAAAGAACTGCGGCGGCATTTCATACGGAGACAGGTCTCGGTTAAGCGAAAACGGTGCCTGACCGGCGTTAATGTCCAGAACAGTTTTATTAGCCATTCCCGGTGTCCGTTTCTTCTGTCCAAGTTACCGTTGCCGCTGAAGTAACCGTCGTCCATACATTTGCCGTTGGAAATTCCTCTCCCCACGCAGATGTATTAAATTCTTCTAGCGATATATAGAAACCATCTTCAGTTAGAAGGTTTCCGCCAGCTTCTTGGATTAGATCAAAGTTATCAAAGACCCAGTTTGTCAACGTAGGCATTATGCACCTCTACGGACAAGACCACCCGGATCGCCTGTTACAGTCATGGTCAGAACCGTACCACTATACTTGGCACTTTCTTCTGAGTTCATGACTTCTGCCATTGCTTCATTGTACAAAATTGTAAAACGCTCAAACTGTCCCTGATCGTTCAAAAAGATTGCTCCCTCACGGCAGGAACCGTAGAGATACAAATTGGGAAAGTTATCAAGAATATCGTTGGTCTGGTTCGAATCAGACAGCGGAGTGAGCTTCTGGTAATAATTAACGTCAACCGAATACGCAGCGTCGGGAATGGGAGCGAGCTTCATATAAAGACCAATCGTGCTGTAAGCACGCGGGAAGCCGCTCTGATAGGTACCGTATTCACGGCTCAGTGATTCGGGAGACATATACGAAAGAGCGTAGTTGTTACCAGTGTTGGTATAGGTAACATTACGAAGCTCGATCATGTTTGAAGGTAGATTGTAAAAATCTTGATTAGCCGTAGTCGTTGTGGTCGAGCGAATAAGATTTACGCGCACCTTTAGATCACGGTTGAGCTTATTTTCCGTGAGGGTAATAAAATCAGGAATCTGAGCGGTCAGATCATCGCGGTTCAGATAACTAGCGATGCTGGTCTTTAGACCAGAGTAGGTTGCAAGGCTCATTAAATCCTACCTTTACTGGTACGCAAAAACTGCCATTCGGGATCGTTCAGAAGCTTCTTTACCTTTGGCATATCGTTCTTGTTAAAAACGTCTACGCCGAGTTCCTTCTTCCACTTTTCAATTACAATAAGTGGAATACTGGCAACCTTACGCATATCCTTAAAAGTGCCGTAGCCGTTGGGAGTATCCCCATTAAGCTCTTTCCGATTCATTTCCAGCAGTGGTTCAACGTCCTGCTGACGCTTCTGGATAACCGTATCGGTCGTGTGATCGTAAGAAAGAGCAGTACTGATAGGCGACTTGGCAAACTGTTGGGTCATGCAAAAACTCTTAAAAGAAGAAGTGGGGGAGAGCCCCTATTGAGACCCTCCCCCACCATTAGGCTTTACGAGAGGTCGTAGACCGCGCCGAGCGCCTTCTCGTTCTTAACAACGAGGGTGTACTCGGTGATGATCGCACGCTGCTCACCATCCGCCGTGGACGCAACTTCCTTCTGGAAGAACGGACGCAGGAAGGCCAGACCATAATACTCCGGGTCCAGCAGCCACACGTCGCGGCTACGCTGGAAGCGGTTAGGAACCACCGCCATTTCGCCAAAGTCGCTGACGTACACGTCCATACCACCAATGATGCGCTGATCCGCAACCTGATTGAAGTTCGACACGCCCGAAGCACCGCCCACGCCCACAAAGGACGAGAACGTCTGCTTCTGCGCCGGAGCCATCATCAGGTACTTAATATCAGCGCCGCTGTTATAGGCGGTAAGAATAGCCGCCTTCAGCAAGGTCTCCGTAAAGGTGCGCTGCGTACCATCGGTACGAGCAGTGCCCGCGCCGGGGGTCGAAGCGCCGCTGCCTTCGGAGACGTTGGTCGCAACCCACGCCGGAAGCGAGCCAAGCTTACGCGAAGTCGTATCGGCAGACATGGCGGTCTTCGACTGGTTCGTGCCAACCAGCGTCGTCTCCATGTCACGCTTCAGTTCCTTCGCCGCCTTCGTCATCTGATAGGCAAGTTCCTCGCGACGACCGGCCTTAGAGACCGCGTCCAGGGTGCCCGTGACCATCTTGGTGTTCAAGCTGATCTGACAGATGTTACCAAGGCGGGTGGTAGCCGTCGCGGCAGCAGCCGTAAGCGTCTCACCTTCCTGGTGGTAGTTAGTCGTCGAGGCCGAAGCAAGCGCATCGGTCTGCCATTCGTGATTGACAGCGATAGCGTCGGTACGATTACCCATGTTCATGAACGGGGTATCGGTCGGCGAAATGTCGTAAATCACGTTCTCAAGATCTTCGCGCAGACCACGCGCAGAATAGGTCGTATAAATATTAGTAGGCTGTGCCATAGTTGTTACCTCTTAGGTTTAGGGTTATTAAGAATATCCATCATTACACGAGTAGCATCACGCATATTTCCAGTCTTTGCTAGCTGTTCACGCCGTTGCTGGACAACCTTCCGATCACGTCCTTCCTTGCTTTCGGGGATTCCAGCCTTCACCACTTTGGGAACAGTCTTGATCTTCTTATCAGGAACCGATTTAGCCGCCTTATCTTGCTGCATGGCTTTATGCAGGACTAGAACAACGCGGTGGTCCGTGATGGAATCAATGTCCTGGTCCGTAAAGCCCAGACCAATGGCATAATTTCGAAGATCGTTCTTAAGGTTAGAGTTAGGAGACACAAATTCAGGCAACGCGGTAGCCAGCTTCTGAGCTTCTTCCTGAACCTTCTGAGTTACAATATTCTGAAACTCCTGCCGGTTCTTCTGCATCACTCGCTGACGCTCGGCCTGCAATTGCGTGAACTTCTCACGCGCTTCCTGGTACTCCAGCTTCTTTTCCATATATTGCATTGGGTCGTTCTCCTTAAGAGAATTCCAATCAATATTGGCGTACTTCTGAAGTTCCGAGGACTGTGCCTGTCCAAAACTTTCTAGAGCCTTTCCGTACTTTTCCCGCTCCTGCTGAACGGCGCTTAGATTGGCTTCATAAGCCTTTCGCAGTTCTGCCAAAGACTGAGACTTGCGGGTATAATCTGCCTGACGCTGATAGCCGTTACGAAGCTCGTCGAGAGATACTTCGAACTCGTTCCCGTCAACCTTGACGCGATACTTGGACGAAGGCTCCGTTAGAACCTCTTCAGCTTCAGTGTCGCCAGTTTCAGTAGTATTTTCACCGTCTTCTTCCGAAGCGTACTCCACTGACTGTGTCTCAGTGGAATCGTCAGTCGAAGAACTATCGTAAGACAAAGAATCCTCAGTTTCAGTACCATTGGTCTCAAGGTCTTCCGAATATTGTGCGGTGGTACGCTTTGCCTGACGATCTTCCTGGTTGGTTGAGGAAGCATCCTCACTCCCGAACATAACGTCAAACATACTAAGCTTTGCAGTATCGACTTCCTTGGTAGGATTGGTCTTGCTCTGGCTTTCCATTACTTTTCCTATTTGTTTACAATCTTGTTATCATCAATAAACGCTCGTAGGTTTTCTACAATTGCCTTAAGAGCGTTAATCTGTGCCCAATATCCGTCACGGGCCACAGGGCCTTCCGAACAGTTCTTCCATTCTGTAATCAAAGTTGTTTCAATGTTGCTAACAGCTTCCTTGAAAACTTCGTTATTCAGAATAGAAGATGCTTGTGCTGCTTTTTCTCTAATGTCCATAAAAGGTCCTAGAGATCTTAATGTTAGCAGCGATTGCCCTTAGCCGAGCCCTTCGGGACCGAACGATTACCCGGCTTCTTCTTCGTATCATACTTCTTCATAATGAGCTTCCTTGTTAAAAGATGCGACTTAATTGTCACACCTAGGTCTTAATAATAAAGTTAATTGGCTGATATTTCAAGATCGCTGATCCACTCGCAGCACTATTATTACCAGCGGTGCCCAAAACAAATGAGCTACCTACACCGACCGGGAAGTAGGTACGGAAATCGGGGACGTTAAAATTACCGCCTGAGCCGCCAAAGACTACGCCAATGACACCATAGAGGGTGGCGTAGGTCGTGGTGCTATAGGAAGTACCGTCGCACAGGAGCCAGTCGTTGAGGCCAGAGATTGTCTGCGTCGTAGGAGCCGAAGTCGAGGCCCACATAACAACGGTGCCCGGTTCAAAGCCCAGCTTATTGAACTGCGTGGCCGTGGGGCGAACAGCGGAGGCACCGAGGTTAGGAAACTGCGTCTGAAGAACACTCTTGATTAGACGAATATGGTCGTCGCCCTCAGAGATATTATCACCGCTGGTGGGGTAGGTCGGAGAGAACTGGCTAATATATGAAGCGGTTTCTACGGTCATTGTATATCTTCCTAGCTATGTCTTTTACCACTTAACCTTATCGGCCCAATAGGCGGCAGACATTTTACCTTTAGCAATGTTCTTGGCGTGGCGTGCCTTGAACGAGCGTTGCCGTGCTTTCTGTGCCTCTGTCTTCGGATGCGCTCCGGCACCCTGAACACCCTGCTGACCAAAGCGGATTAGTTTAACTTCTCCGTCTTTACGCGCCAAAACGGCGTGACTTTTCTTAGAGTGCGAGGGAGTTTTCTTGGGCTTATTATAACCAGAAAAACGCTCACCGCGATAGTTAATCATTTTTCTTGCCTTTATTAAAAGCAGAGGTATTTGCAATAAACTTTTGTACGGTTTCACTTTCGTAAATACGAATTACCGACCATACAATAGAGAACACAGCAGCAATTGCAGGGAGCCATTGGAGCAAAGTTGCACCTACTACTGTAAGCGAAAGAATATCTCCCGCAGTCTTTGCGTGTTCGTCCATATTAAACACCCACCGGCTTCTTGTATTTGCCCTGGGTAACAATACAGATTGCACCCATTCCAGGCATTTCCATCGTGATTACAAATTGACCATAAGGGTCTTCGTAAAGCGTAAAGCGTTCACCGCCTCCAGCCTCACCGACGCGCTCAGCCTTAAACCCGGTTGATTCAAGGCCAGACAAAAGTTGCCGAGTGTTGTAGCAATC